TACTGAAGCTGACATTTCAGGCTTAAGAAGTTGGTCTTTATCTATTACAAAAGACACACAAGAAACAACAGTTCTTGGGAATACTTCAAAAAGTTTTGTCGGCGGTCTAATTTCTGGCGAAGGTTCCGCAGAACTTATTTATGATCCTTCAGGTAACTCTGATTATCAAGCCTTTATTGATGATGTTTTAGTTACAGGCGATGCGGGGGACGCATTATTTGAATTATTTCCTGATAGTGGAACAGCATCAAAGAAATTCGGTTTTGCGGGAATTATTACTAATGCTGAATATGGCGCAACTTTAGGTGAAATTCAAATCATAAATATCTCATTTGTGACAAACGGTGCAATCACTTCTGCTATCTGATACATTGGGTTTATTAGTCCACTAATTAATCAATGCAAAAAAGAACAATTGATCTGTTAACTGAAACTTACAAGGATCAGATGACAGCCAGACGTAAATATGAATTTAAAGACGCAAACGGCGTTGTAAAAGCTAATTTATATTTTAAACCCTTGACAAGGGATGATCGAGTTCGCGCACAATCAGCCGCAGGGACAGACGATGCTTTGACAATATCGACTTATCTTCTTTGTAAAAATGCAGAGAATGAAGACGGATCAAAAGCATTTGCACCCGCAGACGCGCCGAACCTACAAAGAGAACTTCCTGAAAATGTTTTAAATGAAATCGAACTTTTTATGTTTGATATTCAATTAAATGTTGATACAGCAAAAAAATAATAAGGCGAGATAATTGGATAAATTTTGAATTTTTTCTCGCGACAGAATTAGGTAAAACTATTCAAGAATTACGTTCTTTAATAACAGAAGAAGAATTAATATATTGGGCTGGATATTATGAAGTTAAGAATGAAAGAGAAAAAAAAGAATTAAATCGTCAAAAGGCAAATAGAAGGTAATATATAATAAAGGCTTTTTTTATTTGTGGCACAGGCTAATGTAAAACTTACAGTTGATGGTAGTCAGGCCACTAGAGCATTACAGGGCGTTCAAAATAAAACAACAAAATTAAATGGCGGTATAAATAGATTAAAGACAGCAATTGCTGGCGTTGGTTTAACGGTTTTAGCAAAACAAGCAGTTCAGACATCAGCTAATTTTGCGAAGTTAAATGTAAGATTAGGACTATTGACAAAGGCTTCAGGAACATTTGCAAAATCTCAAGAGATAGCGGCAGAAGCGCAGAAATTATTTGGATTAAGTGCAACAGAAGCACTTGAAGGAATAACAAATATAACATCAAGATTACAGCCTTTAGGCGTTGGCGTTGAAGATATAAGAACAACCTTTATTGGATTTAATACCGCTGCAAAACTGGCGGGAGCGTCCGCAATGGAATCATCCAACGCATTTAGACAATTAGCGCAGGCTTTAGGTTCTGGGCGTTTGCAAGGGGATGAATTTAGGTCGATTGCGGAACAGGTTCCGACTCTTTTAGCACCGATAGCAAAAGAACTAAATACAACAGTTGGAGGTTTAAAGAAATTTGCTTCTGAAGGCAAATTAACAAGTGATGTTGTTATTAGAGCATTAAAAAAAGTTGAACTTGATGGCGCGGCTTCGCTAAAAGCATTATTAGAGAATGATCCAACACAAGTATTTAAAAATTTAGGAAATGAAGCGGAAAACTTATCAAGGGCTTTTGGAGATTTGCTTACGCCTGCTGTTTTACCTGTAATAAGAGGAATTACAGATTTGACTGCGGCAGTTACAGCATTTTTAAATTCACCTATAGGAACAACTGCTGCAATCTTTACAGGTATTGCTTTTGCAGCAAAAAGTGTTGCTATCGTTTTACCTGTTGCGGCAAGTGCAATAACTTTAGTAAATGCAAAAGTAATTATGTTGACCTCTTCATTGATGGGACTGAAAATTGCTTTAGCTGGACTCGGAATTGGTGCTTTAGTGTTGTTGGTTGGTGGATTAACAACAGCATTTATAAAAAATAAAAAAGAAGCAAAAGAAAATGCCGATGCAATTAAAGCATTTAATGAACAAATTGGAATAACTGTAGATGAGGGTGGGGAAGCGGCAGAAATAATCGCTGAAATAACAAAGAAACAAAAAGAATTAAATGCTGAAAGAAGAAAAGGAATTAAAAGAAGGATTCAGGAAGATATAGATGAATTAGATGTAAGAAAAAAAATATTAGATGGTGAAAAAGAAAGAAATAAAGAACTTGCAAATAATAAAAAATTTAATGATACGACAATTCGATTTTTGAAAGAACAAAATCTATTAGAACAACAGCTTACTGGAAAAACAGATAAACAACTATCACTTGAACAAAAAATTCTTGATATAAAAAAACAATTTGAACCCGAAGACGCAAAACAATTAATAAAACTTTTAGAGTCAAATGAAAAATTAAAGGAAAAAGTTGAATTGATGGAAGAAAATAAAAAAAAGGCAGAAGAACTTAAACAAAAATTTGCTGATATTGGTGAAGAGATTGAAGGCAGTATAAAAAATAATCTAAGGGATGCAATTACAGGAGCGCAATCATTTGGGGAAGCAATGACTAATGTACTGAATAGAATTAGAGATAAAATTATTGATGCGCAGATAGATAAGCTCATTGGTGGCTTTGGAGAGGCATTTAGTAAAGGTGCAAGTGGTGGAGAAAAGAAAGGTATTGGAGGTTTTCTTGGAGGGATTCTTGGAGGATTATTTGGCAAAAGAGCAAGCGGTGGCCCTGTATCTTCTGGGGGTGCATATTTAGTTGGTGAGCGTGGGCCTGAGATTTTGCAGATGGGTTCTAAAGGTGGCAATATAATTCCAAATAATAAGATGGGAGGTGGCACTGTTAATAACATTACTGTTAATGTAGATGCATCTGGTAATCAATCAGTGGAAGGTCAACTAGGCAACCAACAATTAGGACAACTTATTGCTTCTGTTGTTCAAACAACTATCGCCCAAGAACAAAGATCAGGAGGTTTACTTAATTCATAATGGCAACTTTTCCTTCTATCACTCCCACTTATGGGATGAGAAAAACTAGCAAACCCAGAATCAAAGTTACACAAATGGGTGATGGCTATGAAAATAGGGTTCTATTTGGCCTTCCAAACCATCAAGATCCAAAAGTATATGATCTTACTTTTAACGTGTCTGAGACTGAATCAGATGTTATTGAAGGCTTTTTAAGAAGTAGGGTTGCAGATCAGGCAAGCTTTACTTTTACCCCACCAGCAGAAGGGTTCACAAAAACAGGTACTTACAGCCAAAGCACTACAGTTGTGACCATCACGATCACACAGCATGGGGTTGCTATTGGTGATGTTTTGACTATTGACTATACCTCTGGTTCTGCAACGGATGGTGATTTTGCCGTTGCATCTGTCACAAGTGATGATGTCTTTACAGTAACGGCTGCCGCCAGTGCAACCAACAGTGGAAATGTATCAATAACTTTATCTGGGGCAAGTCAGTTTGTTTGTGATTCTTGGACAAAAAGTATTCCTTACAATAATAGAGCTATTATAAACTGTTCATTTCGAGAGGTATTTGAACCATAAATGGCTAATCCTGTTCCTGAGTTACAACAAAGAATAAATAAATCAATTATTGAATTATATTCTCTTGAATTAAAAGCTGATGTTCATTATACAAAATCTGCAAAAACAGCAACTTATTCACAATCAACAAACACAATTACAATTACACTAAACTCGCATGGATTTTCTGCTGGTCTTATATTAACTCTTGATTTTACTTCAGGTAATGGGATTGATGGGATTTATACCATACAAACAGTCGCCACAAACACTTTTACAGTCACAGGTACAACCTCACAGTCCACAAGCGGTAATGTATCTTTTAATGTAAACGCAACCATAGCAAATCCTACTGTTTATTTATTTCATTCTGGTAATAATCTAAAAGATAAAAATGACTTAGTATGGCAAGCTAATACTTATTCAAAAATGCCAGTTACGTCAGATGGTTATTTATATTCAGGAAAAGGAAAACTTCCCAGACCAACATTAACGTTTTCTAATTTGTTGGGAGTAATAACTGCATTAATGCAATTAGTAAACCAAACAACTGCATTTTGTGATCTACAAGGTGCAAAAATTACTCGTAGGCGTACAATGGGTAGATTCTTAGATGCTGTTAACTTTCCAAGTTCTATTAATCCTTATGGAACTCCTGA